AGCCGCTGTCCCCGAAGTACCTGCGGCGCAAGCTCGCGAAGGGCTACACGGCGGAGCCGCTGGTGCTGACCGGCGCGCTGAAGAAGTCACTCACCGTGCCCGGCGCCGACTTCCAGGTCCGCGAGATCAAGCCCGACTCGGTGCGGGTCGGGACCTCCGACCCGGTCGCCCGGCTGCACCGCCGCGGCTCGTACAAGCACAAGGACTCGGGCATCCCCGCCCGGCCGCCCATCCGTGTGCGCCCCAAGGACCGCGAGGCGTTCCGGCAGCTGATGGCCGCGCACGTCATGCGCGGCACCGTCGAGGTCGGCGACCAGACCCGTTCCCCGGTGATGCGCAGGTCGTTCCGGTGACCCGCATCGTCACCGGCGACGACGTGCGCACCGCCGTCATCGCCACCCTGACCACGCACCTGCCGAACGTGCTCGACGACCTGGGCGACCTCGAGCTGCCCACCGTGCACGAGGCGCCCACGGTCGACGCGGCCCGCCTGGACGCCGCGGCGCTGCCGCTGCTCGTCGTCGTCACCACCGGGTTCGCTTCGGCGCCCACCCGTGACGAGGCCGGCGTGCTCACCGGCGTCTTCGGAGTGCTCGTCGAGTTCTTCATCCGCTCCGCCGAGGGCACCTACGGCGCCACCGCGCGCGACGCCCGCCGGTACGCCGCGGCGATCCGCACCGTGCTCGTCGAGCGGCCCACACTCGACGGCTACGCCCAGGACGTCGAGGTCGTCGACGAGGGCTACGACGACGGCGACCCGGCCGCCGCGCGCACCTTCGCGATCGGACAGGTCGCCTGCCTGGTCACCGTCTGGGACATCAATCGCTCGGGCTCGTTCTACACAGACCCGACCAGCACGCACGTCGCCACCGAGACCGTCGTCACCGTCCAGCCCTACTAAGGGGAGTCACATGGTCAAGAAGGTCGCCTTCAACGGCACCGAATCCCCTGTCGTGATCGACGACGAGGGGCACGTCCTGCCGGGCCTGGAGCGCGGCGAGGTCGACACCACATCCGACGCCGTCAAGCAGGCGATCGCCACGGGCCAGCTGGTCTGGGCCGAGACCGACAAGAAGGGCTGACAGATGCCGACCGGAGTGCAGGTCACCATCGGCGCAGCCGCCGGCGCAGGCGGCGGCGACCCCACCCTCGAGGCGCAGTACTTCCTCGCGGGCACGTCGCAGCGCGGCGACGTCACCAAGCCGATCATCGCCCGGTCCTACGCCGAGTTCACCGACCTGTGCGGGCCCCGCACCACGACTGGCTTCGCGCACGACTCGGTTCGCTCCTTCTTCGGGGAGAACGAGGGCGTCGGCCGGGTCGTGTTCGCCCGCACCGTCGGCCCCGGCACCGTCAACGCCGCGACAGTGACGCTGAAGGACCGGTCCGGCGCGGGCGGCGCGAACACCCTGGTCGCGACGGCGGCCAACCCCGGCTCGTGGGGAGCCGGCATCTCCCTCGTGATCACCGACGGTTTCATCGCTGGCACGTACAACATCGCCGTCACGTACGGCGGCGCCACGGTCGAGACCTTCGCCAATCTGACGTCCCCGGCTGACGCGGTCACCGCGGCTGCGGCGTCGCTGTGGGTTCGGTTCACCAACGCCGGCTCGGTGACCGCGGCGCCGACGAACAACCCGCTGGCGGGGACCTTCGCCCTGGTCGGCGGGGCCGACGACCTGGCGAACGTCGCCCAGTCCCACCTCGTGGCGGCGCTCGACCGGTTCGGCCCCGAGTACGGTCCCGGCCTGGTCGCGATCCCCGGCCAGCCCACCACCGTCGCTGCCTCCCTCGCCGCGCACTGCGCCGCGAAGAACCGCACCGGCGTCGTCTCGCCGCCCGCCGGCACCAGCTCGGCGTCCGCGATTACCCTCGCGCGCGGGCTGCGCTCCACGACGAACGCCCGCACTCTCCGGCTGGTGCACCCGTACGTGACGCTGCCCGCGGACGGCGAGGCCGGGGTGCGCACCGTGTCCCCGGAGGGCTTCTACGCCGGGCGCCGTGCCGCGACGATCGGCAGGGTCGGCGTGTGGCAGCCCCCGGCCGGCGACTTCGGGCAGGCGGTCTACGTCCTGGGCCCGGAGTACGTGATGACGTCGACGCAGCGCGACGCCCTGGTCGACGACGCGGTGGTGCCGATCGTGGGCACCCCGACGACCCGCATCTACGGCGACCGGTCGCTGGCCTCCGACGAGGTGACGTGGCGGTTCGGCTCGTACAGCGAGCTCGCCAACGCGCTGGCTTTCGACTGCTCGAACGCGATGGAGGGCCTTGTTGGGCGCGCTATCGACGGCCTGCACGGGGTGTTCTTCGCCGACATGCGGACCCGGCTGCACGGGATCCTGGGCGAGTTCGCCGACCAGGGTGGTCTCTCGCCGAGCGCGTCGGACCCGGGCTACACGATCGACCTGTCCGGCAACAACGCGACCACCCTCGGGCTCGGTCGCGCCGTCGCCGACGTCTCGTTCCGGCCGCCGGGCGTGGCCGAGCTGATCACCGTCCGACTGACGAAGTCGGGCTTCACCACGACCGCAGCCGCCTGAGAGGCCTGAGATGACCACGCAGCCGTTCGCGCCCTCCCGCTCGTCCGACTTCCGCATCATGGTCGACGGCGGCGTGGGCATCTTCGCCGACATGGACGCGGTGGAGACCGCGATCCAGACCACCGCGGTCTTCGACGGCGGCTCCGACGAGCCGTACGTCCTCGGTGGTCGCGCCGCGCCGTCGGAGTTCACCTTGTCCCGGCCGTTCGCGTACGACCGGGACATGGACGTCATCGCCACCTACCTGCCGAAGGTGAAGGCGGGCGGCGTCTACCTCACCGTCACGGTCACGCCCACCCGGGACGGCGCGAACCTGGGGAAGATCTTCAAGAGCCGCGCGCTGGTCACGTCGATCTCCACCCCGCCGATCGCGGCTGGTCAGGAGGGCGCCCCCACGGTGCCTAACTTCCAGATCAAGATGCGCGGGTCCTTCTCGGTCGTGAACGGATGACCGAACCCGCGTTCACCTACGGCGGGCCGAAGGCTGTTCCCAGCCCGGGCGCCGGCAAGATCCTCGACCGCATCAAGGCGCGGACCGTGGCCACTGTGTCGGCCGAGACCAAGGCGTTCCCGGTCGACCAGCGCGAGGGCTTCGCGGTCGCCTACTCGACCTACCTGCCGGGCGAGGATTATGAGCTGCTCACCAGCGCGCACGGTGGCGACAAGTACCGGCTCGCGAAGGCGATCCTCGCGAAGCAGTGCCGCAGCGTGCTGGTCGACGGCGAGCCGTGGGTCGGCGACGACAATGCGCCGGTCACCTTCACCCACCCGGACTGCTGGGCCATGTTCGAGGTCGAGAACGCCTTCGAGGCGATCAAGGCGATGTACCTCATCGACCCGGACGTGTTGCGCACTGCTGACGCCGTGCTCGTCGCCGCAGGATGGGACCTGACGAGGCGCGTGGACCCTACGCAGCCCTGACTGGGCACCTGGAGAGGAACGCTCAGCTGCAGGACGCGGTCCGGGTGGCCGCCCGCTTCCCCGGCGTGAACCCGATGGACGTTCTGCGCTCCGATGACGCCGAGTGGGCGACCTGGCTGGCGATGGCGCATGTGCGCGACGCGCACCTGGCCGCCTACGACAACGAGTGAGGCGGTGAGGTGGTGGCGTCCAACGAGGAAGTCGCCATCCGCATCACCGCCAAGAACGCGGCCAGCGCGGCGCTGAAGCAGGCCAAGGGCGACGTCAAGGACCTCGAGTCGGCAACCACATCTCTCGGCAAGAGCGGCCCGCCCGTGTTCCAGGGCTTGCAGGACCGGGTCCAGCGGTTCGACAGCGCCCTCGACCGCATGATCACTCGGGGTGCCGCCGGCCTGGCCGCGCTGACTGCCGGCGGCATCGCCTGGGGGCTGAAGACGGCCGCGGCGATGGAGCAGTCCGAGGTCGCGTTCACAGGCATGCTCGGCTCGGCCTCGGCGGCCAAGTCGATGATGGCCGACCTGACTGACTTCGCGAAGAAGACGCCGTTCGAGCTGAGCAACCTCACCCTGGCCACCCAGCAGTTGCTGGCCTACGGCGTCGCAGCCGACCAGGTGCGGCCGACGCTGACCGCGCTCGGCGACGCCGCGGCACAGTCCGGGCGGGGCCCCGAGGCGCTGGACGCGATGATCCGGGCCGTCGGCCAGATGCAGGCCAAGGGCCGCATCCAGTCGGAAGAGCTCATGCAGCTCCAAGAAGCCGGCGTTGCCACGCTGCCGATCCTGTCGGCCGGGCTGCACAAGACGACCGCGGAGACGCAGGCGCTCATCACGTCGGGGCTGCTGACCTCGGCTCAGGGCATCCCGATCCTACTGGCCGGCATGGAGGCCAACGCCTCCGGTGCGATGGAGCGGCAGTCGCACACGCTGATGGGCATCTGGTCGAACTTCAAGGACAGCCTCGCGATCAGCCTGAGCAAGAGCCTGACCAAGGCGATGCCGGACATCAAGAAGGAGCTGCCGGTCCTGGCGCAAGCCCTCTCGGATGCCATCAAGGAGCTCGGTCCGCAGCTGCCCGGTCTGGTCGACTCGTTCGTCAACATGGCCCCGGCGCTGATCGACGTCATGCAGGGCTTCGTCGGTCTGGTCGGGGCCGTGGCGCCGATGGTGACGAACGTCGCGGACCTGCTGGGTCCGACGGGCGTGAAGACGCTGCTGGGCGTGCTGCTCGGCTACCGGGCGCTCAAGGGCGTCATCGGGATCGTGACTACGTTCAGCGAGGCGCTGGCGGCGCTCAGGGCTGCGCAGACCGGCGCGGCTGGCGTGCCCGTGCCCGGCGCGCCCACCCCGGCGCCTTCGCCGCGAGGCGGCGGTGGGCTGCTCAACAGCGTCATCCCCGCGGCGCAGATCGCCTGGTTCTCCCACCTCGCAACTCGGCACCCCGACAAGGGCGCGAAGTGGTACGACCTGACCCAGGGTGTGCTGCCGGACTGGATCCCCGAGCCCCACCCGACCACCTGGCTGGGTGACATCAAGGGGACGCAGGGGAAGGGCCCCGACTGGTTCAACTCGGCAGGTAACTGGACCCGAGACAAGCTCGGCATGTCGCCGATCAACATCGGCTCCATCAACGTCCATAACCCGACGAGCAACGTCGACGTGGCGAACGCCGTGCGTCAGGGCATCGAGAACCACATGAAGGACCGCCAGGCCCGAGGTGGGGGCTGATGGCCACGGTCAAGGTCCGCAAGCCGCACAAGCCCTCGGCCGGGCACCCGCACGTCAAGATCGTGTCGACCGCTGGCACCGTCACGCTCGGCACCACCGACGCCAAGGTCGAGTACGACGGCCTCGGCTCCACCTGGGTCGAGGTCGACCGGCCGGGCACCAACAGCTTGGCCCGCCGGGCCAAGCGGAACCGGCTTCGGGCCACCGTCACGGCGATGCTGATCGACGGCATGGACGGCAAGACGGTCAACGAGCAGATCAAGGCGCTCGACCTGATCGGCGCCTCGTCGGCGACCTGCGGGGTCTCCTACGGCGAGATGGCGAACCACCGGTGGATCCTCACCGACGCGAAGCCGTCGACGATCGACCGGCAGCCGCTGACCAACGCCCTCAAGCATTCCGACATCACGCTGACGTTCCTCGTGCACGTCGACGAGCAGCTGACCGTCGCGGTCTCGCGCAAGAAGACCCAGCCGTCGGACAAGGGCTCGGCGAAGCGCAAGACGTACGTGGTGCGCAAGGGCGACACCCTGACGAAGATCGCGGCCCGGGTCTACGGCAACGCCAACCGGTGGCCTGAGATCGCGAAGCTCAACGGGATCCGGGCGCCGCACAAGGTCCTGAAGACCGGTCGCAAGCTGAAGGTCTGAGGGGGCTCCGGTGGCGGGCGATGCGGGCACCGGCAGCAGCCAGACCTCCAGCTGGGTCCTCGACGGCGACCTGGTCGCCTACACGTGCATCCAGGCCGGGTTCCGCGGGGAGTCGCTGGTCACCGCCATCGCCGTCTGCAGGGCCGAGTCCGGCTTCGACGCGTACGCCAGCAACGACTCGGCGGGCGGCGGCAAGTGGGGCCCGGCCGTCGGACTGTTCCAGGTGCGCTGCCTGATCGACCCGAAGGCGTCCGGCAACGCCATGGATCGCCGCCGGGACCGCACGTTGATGAAGGCGCCGCTGGAGAACGCCCGCTTCGCCTACGACCTGTCGGGCGGCGGGAAGCACTGGGACTCGTGGTCGGCGTTCACCAACCACTCGTACCGCAAGTTCCTCGACCTGGCGCGCGGGCTGGCTGCGAACCCGGCGCACGACCTGCCGCCGCGGCAGGGCGGGACCGGTGACTCGTCGGTCACCCGCGTCGCGGCCGACGTGCCACTGGTCGCAAACGACTGGATCGACGAGGACCGCGCGGCCATCGACGTCGTGCTCGAGGGTGGCGCGGCCCCCGGCGGGCTCGGGAACAGCGTGGTCGACGCCAGCATCGAGTACTCGATGGCTGAGTCGTCCCTGTCCCGGTTCGAGGTGGAGGACGAGCACGCGACCCTGCTGCGCACCCGGCGGATCACCGAGGGCGTCGCGTTGACGGTGGCCGGCCGCCGGCAGGTCATCACCGCGGTGGGCGGCAAGCAGGGCCCCGGCTCGCAGCACATCACCCTCGAGGCGCAGCCCGCGGGCGTGGTGCGGCTGCGCGGCGTCACGCCCATCGCGGCCACGACCACCGCCGTCAAGTTCGCCCGCAACCTCGCGAAGGCCGCCGGCATGCCGTTCCTCGGCGGGCCCGCGTCCCCGACGATCACCATCGAGCCGGCCGACGTCGACCTCGGCGGCACAGCGACCACACAGGCCCTGGACCCGGCTACCGGGATGGCCCACGGGACTCGCAAGGAGAACGCGTGGGAGGTGCTGCAGCGCCTCGCGAAGGAGTCCACCGGCTACGTCTGCTTCGAGGCCGGC